CATATCTACAACAGAATTTAATAATGTCAAATCAGCACAGGTGTAACTTTGATACTGAGATTTTAAATTACTTGGCATAGAAATATATCTTATCTTAGCATTGTATTTTTGAGCAATAGTTTTAGCAACGGTTTCAAAACTAACAGACTTTCCTGTTCCGACATTATATATACCAGATTCTTTTACAGCAAACATTTTTTCATGCAATACAGACACATCATCAACACAGACAAAATCTCTACAATATTGATCGGAATTTTCAAATAATTCTATAACACCTGTTGTTAATGCTTGATTCCTAAATTTAGTATACGGGCTTGCTTGATTGCCTTTATGTTCTTCGCCTTTGCCATAGACATTAAAATACCTAAAACCTTGCACCTTGATATCAAAATGTCTAGTAGTTACGTATCTATCAAAAAGATACTTGCTCCAGGCATAAGGACTTTGAGGTTGAAGATTACCATGTTCTATAAAATGGTTTGTAATACCATAGACACTAGCACTTGATGCATATTGAAAATTAACATTTGAATCATTACACAAGTTAATTAATTCAACAGAAAAATCATAATTTTGTAGCATAATTTGTTCTACATCTGTAAATGTGGTAGAACTAATAGCCCCTAAATGTATTACATAATCGTAAGATTTTACATTTGGCATTTGTCCTGCAAAGTATTCCCAGCCATCTACCGAATAGTTTTTAGATTCAAGATATGTAAGTAGATTACTACCGATAAACCCCTCATAACCTGTTATTAATATTTTCATTTTGCTGCTTCAATAATCTTTGTAGTTGAATAACCTTCAATTGTAGGGAATATATAAACTTCTGCTAGATTGTTTCCCACTACCTGATCAATTGTATAATCTCCGCCTTTTACAATTATGTCTGGACGTAACAACAACATAGTTTCATACGGAGTATCCTCGTGAAAAACAACCACATCGTCAACCCAAGGTAATATTTTTAATTGTTCCACACGAGTTAATTCATTGTTTATAGGTCTGTCATTTCCTTTAAGCCTCTTTACACTAGCGTCACTGTTAACGCCCACAATCAACTTACTGCCTAAGCTTCGGGCTTTTTTTAATAATTCTAAGTGACCTTTGTGTAAGATGTCGAACACTCCGTTAGTAAACACAATTTTATCTTCTAAATCTTCTATAGTTAAAATATATGTTCCTCTATGTTTTACGCTAACAGTGGCACCTCTTACTGCGATTTCTAAACATTTTCTATGGTCATAGTTTTTAGTTAATGCATATACAAATGCTGCTAAGAAACAATCACCTGCACCTGTAACATCTGAAACTTCTACAGACTTAACCGGTATGTCATAAATTTTATTATCTATTTTTGCAATAACATTTTTTTCAGATTGAGTAATAACAATATTACCTTGCCAAGAGTCAAATTCAAATTTTTCAAATTCACTGTGATTGGGTTTTATTAACCAAGCACCATTATAATGATTAATGTGTTTTTTTGGATCTACAATAATTTTACAACCAAATTTGTTAAAATGTTCTATTATACTAGATGATTCGCTTAGTACACCCTTATTATAATCACTTAATATCACATATGTATATTGTGAAAAGTCACTTGATAAAATTTTATTTAATACTGCAATTCCGTCAGCAAAATTATCTTGATCTATTCGTGTAATATAATGCTTGTCGCAAATTATTCTTGTTTTAATGCTGGGCAGTTCGCCGTGCTCATAAAGATCTACATCTACACCTAGATTTTTTAAGTTTTCATACACAAGACCTGCTCCGCCTAGTGATTCTGTAATACGCTCTTGATTCACAACAGGAACAGGTGCCTCTGGACTTAATCTAGTCGAAGTACCATAAATGTATCTATCTATTATTATGTCGCCTATAATTAAAACTTTTTGCATCTTTTAAATTATATAATTAAACTTTTAACAAGTCAACCATACTGAAAATTGTTTCTAATTTTATGCGATTGATTTTGCTGCTTAGTGTATTTTTTAATCCTAAATGCAAAGGTTTTGGCCAATTGTCATATCCTACCCAAGCATAGCCATCGTGTTCTTCATTTAGATTAGGAATAAATTCTTCTTCTATTATACAAATATAAGTATGATATCTAAATTGTTCATCTGTAGAAATATAAGTTTCTAAAGGCATTGTTTTTATGATATGAGGAATTTCACCTATTTCTTCTGATATTTCTCTTTGCAACCCAGTCCACGGAGTTTCTGTAGGAGAATTAGTTCCGCCTACAATTCCCCATTGATTATTTCTCTTTCCGTTTTTTCTATATAAAAATAAAAATCTTTTGGTTTTTATAGTGTAAAAAAGGGCACCGCTGCAAATTATATTATTCATACAGATAATTATCCGTATAAATCTAAACGCCATGTCCCTATTGGATAATCACCATCAACACTTAATCTCCAAATTCCGTCTGTAAATTTATATTGTACACCGGTATTTAAGTTAGTAGTAAACACAACTGATGTTGATTCAGAACTGTCAAAAACAATGCTCCAGCTAGATCCATTCCACTCTACAATATCATTTGCTCCTGCAACAAACGCACTACCGTTGTTGTTTTTCCATGCTATTGGGCTCTCTGTTGCATTGACATTGCCTACATCTTCTAATAAAAGCAATCTAACGCCTGCAACCTTAATAGACGTAGGATTAAATCTAGTAGGATCTATAATATAATCTACTGTAGTTTTATCACCAGTAGGGCCAGTTATGATAGTATCTTGAGGGAAACTGTCCAAATCCCAATTAACAAGAATTTGATTTTCATCTAACGGATTTAATGCTATTGTACCTGTTACTATAGCATCTGAATCTTTATTAGATAGATAAATCCTGCTAACATCTGCTAGATAATTTCCAGGCAAGGCCTCGAAAACTTCTCTCCAGTTTCTTGCACCTATTGTGCCTCTGTATACAAGTTTAGCACTGTTTCCATCTACGTAAAGAGGATACTGATTATAGTTTACGTTAGCCATTTGATTGTTTACGTCAGTTGCAGGTCTGCGTCCAAAGTTGTCTTCAGTTGTCCCAGTTTGAAAATAATCGTCATAAGCATTAAGAACGGGAGCACTAACACCATTTTCAATAGTACCACGTGTTTCATCAAACATACTAGTAATAATGTTGGTAATAACTCCCATCTTTTTAACTTTTGTCGGCGGACTAATATAGATTGGAATAGAAAACGTAAGAGTAGCAATATCTATTTCAGATTCTACTCCCACCGGAATACTTCTATTAGTAAATTGGACATTTTCTAAATTAACAACTGTAATACTAGTCCAGTCTATAAAATTGTCTGTGGTTTGCATTTCTAAACTTGGACTAAACAATACTAACAATTGTTCTAAAATTTGTAGTTTTTGATCTGTATTAGAAGTCCAAATATCGACGTTTGCTCTCATAATATAAGGAGTAGGAATTAATCTTTCTACAGTATAATTGCCTCCTTGAGTATTTAGATATTGACCGGTGCTTTCGTCAAATGTTCTTTCGCGAATATTAACAGATCTTGTATATGAAGAATCGGTTAATCTATCTTTGTCGAGTTCTAATCCCGTAATATAAACAGCCATTCTCGGAGCACTGGGCAATTTATTTTCACTATTATCTCTAATAATACTAGCAACTTGTCTAGTTAAATCACCGTATGTAACAGGTACAATAGTCTGTTTTCCCTTGCCATCCTTTACAGGAAAGTTACTTACAATTCTCATTAATTGAGTTATGTATCGTCTTATTTGACCGTCATAAAAATGGAGGATGATAATACATCGGTGTTAAACCGAAGCCTCCTTTTCTAGCCAAACACGTTTACCATCAATTAATTTCCAAGTTTTTCCTCGGTAATTATCGCCTAGACGAGTCATAGTTTCTGTGTGCTTCTTTTTTGAAGTGTTGCTCCACGCCCAACCTGCTGTCTTTCGTGTTTTTTTAAAAGTATCTCTTCCTTCGGCTCTTCTTTTTGCATGAGCTTTTTTTTGTGCAATACTCATTCGTTCTTTACTTTCTGCGGAATGAAGTTTGTTTCCGCCTGCTTGTCTGATATTAAATCCATTATTAATAGAATCAAATTGATCTATATATTTTTCTTCTAGTAAATTTAATTCGTTTAACGTCGAAGCAGCAGAGATTACTTCAAAAGTAAACGAATCTACACCGTATTTTCGTAAAGCATTGTGAAAGTGATATTCTTTAGTGGTATGTTTACTATCAGCAATATGTTCTAATCTACGCTGATTAGGATTTTGTATAGTTTGACCTATATAGCATCTACCAGTTGAAACATGTGTAAATTTATAGATATACATCTTAATTATCTGCCTTAGGTCGCAATGCTTTGGAAAGGCTTTGTCTTTCTTCTACTATCTTTCCATCAATTACATTTGTATTGTTGTTATTTATAAATGAAGATTTCTGTGTAAATCTATCCAGTGTATTAGAAAGTGTCATTCTGAGATTATCTTCTACCTTTATCCATCTGCTTCCATCATATCTAAATAATCTGTTAGGTAGAAAGTCAGTGCGTAAAAAGTAATCTCCAGTAAAATTGTTTCTAGGAAATTGAATACCAAATCCATAAGGAGCCCCATTGGGTGTTACACCTGCCTCGTCGCCATAATTTAGTAAGTAACCAGTATAGCCTTCTCTTTGTGGATTTTTTAATATGTTATCAGCAGTTACTGATAATCCACTTGCATCTATAGTATCTTGGTCTACTGTTTGTAATGCCACAGTGCCGTCGTTATTTTTTGTTACTGTGTAAAAATGGTTAGTTGTAAAACCAGATTTAGGAGAATCAGATTCCGCCTGCGCTACAACTGCTGCGTTTATTTGCATTTCTTTTTCGTAAGTGCTTAGAAAATCTCTCAACGTTTCTCCATCTGGGTTATCTTCGTCTGCCGGCAAATCTAATATTTCTGCATATTCTTGTCCGTCATAGATTTTCTTTAATTTTAATCTATAAAGATGCGGCCACCAAGTTTGCGAAAATCCTTCGGCAGCACGGTTTACGTCTTCTATAACATAAAACCTTTTTAATGCAACTGAATAATCATTTAGTGCATATTCATCTTTTAAATGAGGGAATTCTAAAACATCTCCTGAGATAGGTTTTCTACCTATTGTTTTTACAAAATTGCGAATATGAACTGTCAAAAATAAAGTATCGTTACTTAGAAACAAACCAAATTGACTTAAATCAAAATCTATGTCTTGAACATTATAGATACCTCTAATTGTGTAGATATCTTTATCATATTTTCTGTCACGATTTTCTAAAAATAAAAGGTCTTGAATATTTGTTTCTTTAACAGAATCGTAAATAGGAGTTACTGCTGTTGCATTGTCTTCTGTGGGATTTTCTGTGCCTAGATATTTGTGTATGTTTATATCAGTACCGCCAACAGTAAACATTTCTCCGATTTGTCTATCGAGAAATTCATAATCATTGCCTTTTTCAGGTTTGTACAAACTTAGACGTGGTATAGTGTTTCTCCTAACGCATAACATATTTATTATAAATACTTTACGGAGAACAACTATGGCAGATCTTAAAACACAAAAACAAGAAATTTTTGACTATGTTTTCGCTATGCTTGGCGGTGGAATGATAGATGTTGAATTGGATCCTGTGCATTATGAAACTGCTTTAACAAAAGCTCTGAGTAGATATAGACAACGATCTGATTATAGCATAGAAGAATCTTATATGTTCTTACCGTTAGTGATAGATCAAAATGATTATATTCTGCCTAGAGAAGTAATCGAAGTAAGACAGATTTTTAGAAGAACTATCGGTTCTAGAAGCGGCGGCGGTGATGGCGGCACACTATTCGAACCATTTAACCTTGCTTATACTAACACATACTTACTAAGTTCTTCAAATATGGGAGGTTTAGCAACCTACGACCTGTTTAGCCAATATCAAGAACTAGTGGGTCGTATGTTTGGTAGTTTTATTGAATTTAAATGGAACACTGTTACTAAAAAACTAACAATACTGCAACGTCCTAGAGCAGATGAAACTGTCATGCTTTATGTTTATAATTATAGACCAGACAGCCAATTGTTAGAAGATTATCTAGCTCAACAATGGATCAAAGATTATACCCTAGCAACTTGTAAATATATGCTAGGCGAAGCAAGAAGTAAATTTGCTACTATAGCAGGACCTCAAGGCGGTTCAGCATTAAATGGTGATAGTTTAAAACAAGAAGCACAAGCAGAAATGGAAAAACTTGAGACAGAAGTTTCAACTGCTGTTCCCGGCGGGACTGGTTATGGCTTTCTAATCGGTTGACATTCCTTTTTCCATAAATTATACTTAATCTATGAAAAAGAAATTGCTTGTTATCGGTCATGGTCGACACGGTAAAGATACTGTGTGCGAAATTTTAAAAACCTATTACAACTATAGTTTTGAAAGCAGTAGCCAGTTCTGTTCGCAACTATTCATTTATGAGTTACTTAAAGAAAAATACAACTACAGCTCAGAAGAACAGTGTTATAATGACAGACATAACCATAGAGCAGAATGGTATAATGCTATATGTGATTATAATGTGCCCGATGCTGCTAGACTAGGTAGAGAAATATTTAAAGCACATGATATCTATTGCGGCTTGCGTAACAAGCGTGAGTTTTTTGCAATGAAAAATACTGGTGTATTTGATTATGCAATTTGGGTGGACCGTAGCAATCATTTGCCGCCCGAATCAAAAGACAGCATGAGTTTAGAACAGTGGATGGCTGATTATACCATTGACAACAACGGTAGTTTATCGGATCTTGAATTTAATATTCATCAACTAATGCGGTATTTAGAAGTCAGGGCGTAGATCTCCCTGTCGCCATTTATACCCTTCTTTTTGTATAATTCTTTGACAGTTTGCACAAATTGTCTTTATATTGCTAGGACGACAGTTATTTAAATCCCCGTCTACATGATAGACGTTAAACTGTTCTTCAAAATTACTTTTATAACCACACTTTTCACAAAAGTTTTTTTTCTTATATCCAGCAATTTGCCACTTGGGAATACCGTGACCTGTATTAGTACCTAAACAGGTTTCGCATTTTTTCCTATAAAACGTTTTTCCGTTTTTATAATAGTTTATTGCAGCAGGTTTTAACCCACATATGCACAAAGGTCTCATATTTTATTTATCGGGTGCCCTTTTTCACCCCTTTTTATTGTTGTTAAACCGAGGTTTTACAGGGTCATCATATAAATACATACAATAACGTCCACAAGGAGAAACAACATGGCATTAGTATCACCAGGTGTAGAGGTACAAGTAATAGACGAAAGTTTTTACCTACCTGCTGCGGCTGCTACAGTACCTATGATTTTTGTTGCTACTGCAAGTAATAAAACTAGCAATAGCGGTACAGGAGTAGCATCAGGCACATTACAAGCAAATGCAGGTAGACCTTATCTTTTAACTAGTCAAAGAGAACTAGGTGAAACATTCGGCGACGCAATTTTCTACACTGACAACATCAACAATCCTATTCATGGTTATGAATTAAATGAATATGGTCTACAAACTGCTTATTCATTATTAGGAGTAACCAACAGAGTTTACGTTGTTAGAGCAGATTTAGATCTTGCTAAACTTCAACCACAAACTGTTGCACCGGGCGGCGAGCCAGATGATGGTGCATATTGGTTTGATACACAAGTAACTCAATTTGGTGTATTAGAATGGAACGGTGCTCCTTTAACAACCACAGGCGGACAAAGTTTTAATAGAGTAACACCAATTGTAATTACAGAAGTAAGCCAAGTTACAGGTACACTTACTTCTCCAGGTGCTCCTAAAGAATCAGTCGGTGCAATAGGTGATTACGCTGTTGTTGCAATTACAACTCTTAACACACTATGGTATAAGAATACATCAGGTACATGGGTGGGAGTAGGTTCTCCTGAGTGGATTGCAAGTTGGCCCACTATAAGAGGCACTGCTGCTAATCCTTCATTAACATTCTCAAATACAATTATCATCAATACTGTATCTACAACTGTTCCTGCTTCGCCTAACAATACGGTTTTAGGAGTAGCAAACGCAATCAATCTTACAGGTATTCCTGGTGTAAGTGCAGGAGTAGTTGACGGAAGATTAGAACTGTATTCGGATGGAACTAGTGCATCTAACGGTAGCACAGTAGATGGTTTTATTGCAATTAGCGGCACTGCCCTAACTCAAATAGGTATAACTGCGGGAACTTACAGATCGCCTGCAACTGCAATTGCTCCACATACTCAAGTTCCAACTTTTAAAATAACTGATACATATTCTGGACAGCCTGCTAACACAAGTAATAGACCTACCGGATCTGTTTGGTTAAAAACTACAGAACCCAATGGTGGCGCTAATTTTAGAATAAAAACATACAATGCAGATACCCAACTATGGGAAGTAGTTACTGCTCCTGTATATCAAACAAATGAAGAAGCAATCTATACATTAGACAGAAGTGGCGGCGGCTCTAATCTAAGAGTTGGTGACATTTATGTTAGAGCAAACGTTGAAGGTGACGCTAACAAACTTGGAACATGGAAAATTTTCCGCAGAGTAACAACAGGTGCAACTACTGTTGTAAGTAAAAAAGTAATTGCTGGTACAAACAATATTGGTGCAAGTAATAACGAATTTACCATTGCAGAAACATTAGCAAATAATTCGTCATTTACATCACCTGTAACTGTATCATTTACAACTACTGGTGCAAGCACAGACGCAGATGCATTAGCAGGTGCTATCAACAGTGCGGGATTAGTAAATGTAACTGCTTCGGTTGACAATCAAAATAGAGTTGTAATTACTCACAGACTTGGCGGCGAAATAAGATTAGTTGATACTGATGGTACTCTTGGTGTAATGGGCTTTATTCCTTTTGATGGAACAAGCACAGCAACTATTGCTGCTACAACTGCAAATCTATACTTTACTCCAGGCACAGATAACTTGGACGATCCGCAGTCATATACTGCAAGTAACTGGAAAGTTCTTTCTTATACTGCATCTGCTGACGAACCATTGGATTTAACAACAGATGGAGAACTATGGTACAATTCTATAGTTGACGAAGTTGATATTATGATCCACGACGGATTAAACGGGTGGTTAGGTTATCAAACTGTATGGCCTGACACAAACCCAACTGGCCCTATGGTATCTGCAAGTCAGCCTACCGAACAAATCGACGGTACTGCTCTTGTAGAAGGCGATCTTTGGGTTGATACTAGTGATATAGACAATTATCCGATAGTTTACAGATATAACGAAGTTTTAGAAGAATGGATTCAACTAGATAAAACTGACCAAACTACTGAAAACGGTATACTGTTTGCTGATGCTCGCTGGAGTGACGCAGGATCAGATTCTGAACCAGCAACTATAGAAGATTTGCTAACAAGCAGTTATCTAGATCCAGATGCTCCAGATCCAGCACTATATCCAAAAGGTATGTTGCTATGGAATTTGCGTAGAAGTGGTTTCAATGTCAAGCGTTTTAAGCGTAATTACATTGATCTAGCCGACGACAACATTCGATTTGGTGACGAAGCTATGGATGGTTATTATCCACATCGTTGGGTAACAGAATCGGGCAACAATGAAGATGGTTCTGGAACTTTTGGTAGATTGGCACAGCGTAAAGTTGTTATACAGTCACTACAAGCAATGGTAAACAGCAATCAAGACATTAGAGACGAAGAAGGTCGTCAATTCAATCTAATTGCTTGCCCAGGTTATCCAGAACTAATCGGCGAAATGATTACACTTAACGTAGATCGTAGATTAACTGCATTTGTTGTAGGTGATACTCCTGCAAGATTAACTCCTGACGCAACTTCGTTGAATGAGTGGGCAGGTAATCTAAGACGTGCAGTAGAAGACAATGATCTAGGCGCAGTAAGTTTCAACGAGTATATGGCAATGTATTACCCATGGGGCTTTACTTCAGATAACGCAGGTAGAAATGTTGTTGTGCCACCGAGCTATATGGCACTAAGAACAATTATACTTAACGACCAAGTTGCTTATCCGTGGTTTGCGCCAGCAGGTACAAGACGCGGCGGTGTAACAAACGCAACAAGTTCTGGTTATATTAACTCAGAAGGCGAGTTTGTTTCAATCGCACTAAACACTGGACAAAGAGATACACTTTACGAAAATGCAATCAACCCAATTACATTTATTAGTGGTGCAGGTCTAGTTGTATTTGGACAGAAAACTCGTGCAAGAAATGCAAGTGCTCTTGATAGAGTCAACGTTGCTAGATTGATAGTTTACATGAGAGTTCAATTAGAGAGATTAGCAAGACCATATCTATTTGAACCAAATGATAAGATTACTAGAGATCAAATTAAACAAGCAGCAGAAGCATTTTGTTTAGAATTAGTAAGTCTAAGAGCATTGTACGATTATCTAGTAGTTTGCGACGAAAGCAACAACACACCTGCTAGAATTGATCGTAACGAACTTTGGTTAGACATTGCAATAGAACCAGTAAAGGCAGTGGAATTTATTTACATTCCGTTGAGAATTAAAAACACTGGCGAGATTGCAGCACTTGGTGTATAACAAAATTGAGGCTCCTTAAATGGAGCCTCAATAAAGATAAATACACATGTATTAGGAGATTATAATGCCAATAACATCATTAACAAATATTTCGATACCGACAGAAGCAGGTGGCTCAAACTCCTCACTACTGATGCCAAAACTTCAGTATCGTTTTAGAGTATTACTAAACCAATTTGGTGCTGCTGCTGCGGCAGACCAAACAAGAGAAATTACAAGACAAGTTGTCGACGTTACTCGTCCGAACTTAACGTTTGAACAAATTACAATAGACGCTTACAACAGCAGATCATATCTTGCAGGTAAGCACACTTGGGAACCAATTACATTAACACTACGAGAAGATGCTAATAATAACGTTCAAAAACTAGTTGGACAACAACTTCAGAAGCAATTTGACTTTTATGAACAAGCAAGTGCTGTTTCAGGCGGTACTTACAAATTTACAACTAGAATAGAAATTCTAGATGGAGGTAACGGTGCATTTGGACCAACTGTAATCGACAGATTCGAATTGGTAGGCTGCTATGTAGAGAGTGCTAACTACAATACCCTTGCATATGCAACTAACGATCCAGTAACTGTTACATTGACTATTAGATACGACAACGCTATACAGTTCGGCCAAGATGGCGCTGAATTCTTCGGAATAGGCGAAGCATTAGCAAGAGCAACACTTGATAGTAACGGTGGTACTCAAGTTACCGGTGGTGCAATTCTATAATAAAACAGTTCTGTTATTAGCACAAAAGCGGGGTTATTCCCCGCTTTTTCTTTATAACCCTATATTATTTTTTACATAAATATAATTATGTTATTAGATTTGCTTAGAATTCCAAGAGAACCCGATACACATCTGAGAGATGCTCGTCATGCTCATCAGATTTTCAATGTAAACAATTTTGAGTTTTCTCCCAAAGTTAAATTTTTATATCAAACAGTTTTTGTACTAAATCCACAAGCACGAGCACCTACTACATTTGAAAATTTAAAAGAAATTGCAGTATTAACAAAAAGTGTAGACTTACCCCAATACAGAGCAACTGTCGAAACTAAACAACAATATAATAGAAAGAAAAATGTTCAAACTAGAATCGATTATCAAGAAGTAAGATGTACTTTTCATGATGACAATGTGGGATTAACAAGAAAACTGTTTGAAGAATACTATAGATACTATTGGAGAGACGGAAACAAAAACAACGACGGAACAGCAATAGATTATAATCCTAGAGACAAATTTGACAATTATGTTCCAAAATATGGATTAGATAACAATACTACTCAACCGTTTTTTCAAGAAATTAGAGTTTATCAATTAAGTAGACAAGAATGGTTTGCTTATACCTTAGTTAACCCTTTAATAACCCAATGGGGACACGATACATTGGATTATGCAGACGGAACAGGTATTGTAGAAAATACCATGACTTTAACTTATGAAGCAGTATTATATAATCAAGGCACTATAAGAAATGATGGACTGCCAGTCGGATTTGGCGATGCAAGTGTCGGATATGATGTTACTCCTAGTCCGTTAACCGCAGTGGATAATGGCAAGATATCTAGAAATTCCAACATAATTTCTGCCATAAACGAAATAAGAAATTTTTCTAATGTATTCCAAAACGCAAAAGAAAATCCTAGACAGGCAATTTTTAGTTTACTAGCAGAAAACAAAACTGGTGGTTTACAAGGATTGTTATTCCCTAAAAGAAATACTCAAGAAACTGTTTCGTTGAGTAGCACTCCATCTCGAACTGTAAGAAATTTAGACTCTGACACTATAAGAAGAAACTTAACTACTAACAAAGCAGTTCTAGACACTGTAGTAAAACAATCGCTTGCATCAGGAGCGTTTAGTTCAGATTGGAATAGCAGTAATTTTTCAAGATATGATAGTTTACCGGCAGCCGAAAAAGCAGCAATAGAATCACAAGTAATTTCACGTGCATCCGGAAATGATAAAAAAATTCAACAAATAGCAAGTAAGGTGTTGGCAGGATAAATTATGACAGTAAGTACATTACCTAGTTTGAGTATAGACTCATCAAACGATACTGCAAAATTATTTAACAGACAATTTAACGAAGAAATTGGATACAAAGCAGCAGAAGTAGACGCAGTTATTGGATATTTTTCTAAAAGAGGTTTTGATCAAACTGCTGCAATTAATACTGCATTGGTTTTACTCAGACAAGCGAGTATAGACAAAATTCCAGCTTTTAAGTTAATTGATACACTAAAAGGTATAACTGATGTGCAACTAAACAACATTGTTGCACAGATCTTAAATTTAAACAGAAATAAATCCAGTGTATTAGGATACAGAATACCTCCAAATACAGAATTATTTGATCAAAGAAATATAATTGTGTAAATGAGATGGGCACAAGGCAAATTCAACTTAAAAAATCCTGACAAATATTTAGGAAATAAAACTCCTTTATATAGAAGCAGTTGGGTTCACAAATAATTATAAAAATATAAATAGTACAAACAAAGGGAAAGATTTGTGCTATTAGAAAACAAATATAAAAAAATTTATTTTAAGATAATTAATAAAGCTTTATCTGAAACTAGAAGTAAACAAGATTTTTATTATGAAAAACATCATATTATTCCAAAAAGCTTAAATGGAACCAATGATGTTGAAAATCTTGTATTACTTACTGCTAGAGAACATTATCTTTGTCACAAGCTTTTAACTAAATTTACAGTAGGAATAGATAAAAAGAAAATGTTTTGTGCAATGTGGGCTTTTAATAGAAAGAGCAAAAATCAAAAAAGAGTAGTATTAAACTCAAGAGATTACGAATATGTAAGATTATTTTTAGCCAAATCGTTTAGCGAAGATAGAAAGGGAAAGCATTTAGTAGGTCACCGGCTATCCGAAGAACATAAACAAAAACTTTCTAAGTCACTTTTAGGAAGAAAAAGATCTGAAAACACTAAAAAGAAAATGATAGAAAGTTGGAAATTTAGGCCGCCGCGTTCGAAAGAACATTGTCTTGCAATATCAAATGCTAACAAAGGAAGAATAGTTAGTGACGAAACTAAACAAAAAATGTCAAATTCTAAAAAGGGAAAAAATCCAATTCATACTCAAGTTAAATGGCATTGTGAATATTGTAATAAAGAAGGGATAGGAATAAGTAACTATAATCGTTGGCACGGCAATAATTGCAAAGAGAAAAATAATGTCTAGAAAATATGCCCAAGGAAAATTTAATATTAAAAATCCTGAAAAATATATAGGAAATTCTCAACCAACATTTCGATCTAGCTGGGAATACTCATTTTGTAAGTTCTGTGATGAACATCTCAGTGTTGTAAAATGGGCAAGTGAATCAATAAAAATTCCATACAGAAACCCGTTTACGGGAAAATACACAATTTATGTTCCTGACTTTTTCATTCATTACGTTGATGCAAAAAATAATCAACACACCGAATTAATAGAAGTTAAACCTTTAAATCAAACCAGTCTGCGCGAAGCAAAAAAAAACACTAACAATCAAGCTCATGCAGTGTTAAACAATGCAAAGTGGGAAGCAGCACGATCTTGGTGTAAACAAAATGGCGTAACTTTTAGAATTATAAGCGAAAAAGACATGTTTCATCAAGGTAGAAAACGATAATCGCTAAATAATATTAGCATATTATAAGGTGTATTTCTATGACTAAAAAATTAGAAGATCTATTGGGATTACCCGAGTCAAAAGAGATTGTTAAAAAAGCTGAAAAAGAAAACAGAAAAGAAGAAAAAAAAGCAGCACTTGCAGAACAGCAGAGAACATTTAGAGATCTAGCAGAGTACGATAAAATTGCTGCTGCCCTTCCTGCTGTAGAAGGATTAGGACAAGTAGCAGACTCTGAATTAAATGAAATAGCAGACAAAGCCATGCAAGCATATGAAGACTTGATGGATCTAGGGATGAATGTTGACAGTAGGTATAGCGGCAGACTGTTTGAAGTTGCAAACAGTATGTTACAAACAGGGTTAAATGCCAAGGTTGCAAAATTAGATAAAAAATTAAAAATGGTAGAATTGCAACTGAAAAAAGAAAAACAAGATAAAGAAGCAGCAAATGTCGACGACGGAATGATCAATGGTGCAGGTTACGTTGTAACTGACAGAAATAGTTTGCTAGAACGTCTTAAAGGGTTAGATAAAGATAAATAGTATTAACAATTGGGATTATTTCAATGAGATCATTTAGTGAAATATTAAGAGAATCTAAAAAAACCTATCAATTTAAGGTAGGTATTGCAGGTGAATTACCTGAAGGATTTATTAATCGTTTAGAAACTGCGTTAGAAAAATACAGTTTAGTTAAAATGTCGTCGGGTAAAAAAACACCTATTCAAGAACGTCCGTTGGATTTCCCACAATTGCAAAATACTGAAGTGACTTACTTTGAAGTTGAGATAAACTATCCTACAATTTCTTCTGTGTTGCAAGAGTATTTAGGTGCTGCATGTTCTGTACATACTTCAAAAATTATTGTAAGAAACACAAGCGAGCCTGTAGAAAGAATACAGGATCTAAAAACTGACGAAGTATATGATCCACTAATTACTAAAGAAGAATTGGGCGGAGAAAGTGCTCAAAAAAGTGTAGGTGGAAACAGAGTTATGGAACTCTTAAAAGAACTAGAAACTGCTAGAAAAGAAAGAGTAGATCCCACTGCTGACGCACCCAAAGAAAAAGAATCAAAAATGAATGACAAAACAAATAGCAAAAGTGTCGTAGGGAGTTAACACATGGACATGAAATCATTAATTCAGCGTATGACTGATATCGAAAATAACGAAAAGTCACAACTTAACGAATCAGTTGTAACGGAGTGTGGAATGGGCGGTTCAATGACACCTCCGTCTACTCCTCCCAGTGTTTCAATTAATCTATCAGCACAAGGCATTGATCAAATACAAGAATTATTAGGATTAATGAAAAATGCAGGATTAGAAAAAGCCGCAGTAGTAAGTCAAGACATGATGCCTGTAAGACAGGATATGGAAAGATTACGCAGTATTGTAGACGGTCCAGAAATGGAAGCAGATGCTGCATACGGTGATGTTATTACTGATGACGAAGAAACTGAAGAATCTTTTGCAAACGAACCTGATGAAGAGTATCAAGATCATGAATATATGATTCACGACCTAAGCGGCGGAATTAACAGATCGAAAAAAATGTATCCTGCTTCTCAGCGCGGAGATAATGCAATGGCAGTGGAAAACATTAAAACACGTTTACAAAACGCCCTTGCAGAAAAAAAATCAAAGCCAGACTTCTTAGACATAGACAAAGACGGCAACAAAAAAGAGCCAATGAAAAAGGCAGTTGCTGATAAGAAAAAAGAATCTGTTAAAGAAGGTGTAGCGATTAGTCCTACATTTATCAAGCAGCTACAAATGACATTTGGTGACAAAGCACAATTATCTCGCAGTGAAATGCTTAAAGTTAAAGATATGCTAAACAAGTTGAGCATCGAAAATATTAAAACTCTTATGAGTGCAAATATTCCACATGTAAGCAAAATGGCAAAACTTTACCTAAGAAACAAAACTCCAGGTGGTATGATAAATTACAA